GCCATATTTCTGAATGCATTGTCGAGAAAATCTATAAACTGAAGCGATGGCATGAAGTCGTTCATTATCCTTCGATCTGAAAACTTATATCCGTATTTGTTTATGGCTTCTGCTTTGCTTCCGTAGTCTACGTTATATGGAGGATCTGTTACTACTAAATCAATTAACCCCCCCCCCGATCAGTTTTTCGACATCTTCTGCTTTTGTTGAATCGCCGCACATAAGGACGTGATCTCCGAGGATGAAAACATGACCGATCTTTGCTTTCGGTTCTTTGATTTCAATATCTTCAAGATCATATCCGTCTTCTACAACGTGGTCTGTTTCTTCTGTGTAGAAATCATCGATATCAAATCCAAAGTTTTCGATATCGTAGTTTGTCGCAACGAGCTTGTCCAGTTCTTCTTTTAATTTCCCGAGATCCCATGTAGCAAGTTCATTGGTCTTGTTTTCTGCCAATCTAAAGGCATTTACTTGTTCTGGTGTCAAATCGTCAGCAATGATACACGGAACCGTTTCGATTCCTAGTTTGACACACGCTTTGTACCTTGTGTGTCCGCAGACAATGACATTGTCGGCATCGATGACCATCGGAACCTTGAATCCGAACTCTTGGATGCTTTTTGCAACTTCATCCACGGCTTGGTCGTTGTTTCTTGGATTGTTTTCGTACATTCGCAGTTCTTTCAACTGCTTTTCCACAACTTTCATGTGAGTTTTCCTTTCTTGTACTTTTTCAAAAATCTATATATGGGGACAAAAGGGACAATATATTTTCGGTTTTTGGTTTCAAAAAACCGATCTTTGGGAATTAAGCCCATCCCCCCACGTTCCCCTTCGCCCCTATTTTTGGCTTTTACCGGGGGCGGGTCATATTTTTTTCAAAATTTCTTCGACTCTCTCTTGAGTTTTCTTATTAAAAATAATCTTGCCGTCCTTCTTCACTATTACTGTCCGTGTAGACTGGATCTTCTTACCGCATCCGTCTACCATGTAGGTCACATCGACATCCATTCCGTTTACATACATAGATCTCTCCTTGTTTGGCAGAAGAAAAGGCGGTGAAAGAAAGGTTGATACACCGCCATGTTCTGCCCGATAGTGAAGAAAAAATGACAAAAAGAAAAGCAAGGTTGCCCTTGCTCATACTCTTTCATTTACTATTTTATTTTGTTTTTTATGGGATGCATCACATCTCGTCATCATCGAAATCTTCTTCGGTCTCTTCTTCCGGATCCGAATAATCACCTCTTCTGTATCTCTCAAGTTCTTCTTCCTCTTTGAGATACTTCTTGATTGCTCTTCCTCTTTCCAGTTCTTTCTGTCTTGCTTCGTATTCAAGCTTGGCATCTCTCTGTTTGTTCTTCTGTTGTACGGAGATCATGAGTGCAGCCACGATCACTAGAATAAATACCATTAAACCCATTATTTTCTTCACCTCTTTTATTTAATATTACCACAGACTCATCTACTCGTTGCTTTGTTTCTTGTTTCCGTATGTACGTTCCAGTTCTTTAAGGCAATCTGCATTGGTGCAATTGTAGTTCTTCTTTCTGCATCTTTCACACAGATGAACTCTTCCGTAGAAGATATCATCATAGAGTTTCTTTATTTCCTCTTTTGTCATTTTCTATTTCCTCTATCACTTTGTTAGCACTTTGAAGAGCATTCTTATATGCATTCCTCTGCTGCTCGGTTAATGATGGATCACTGATCTTTTCCATGCATAACTGTTTTAATTCGTACACTGTCATAGTTTTATCCTCTTCAATTCAAAGTTATGGTAAAAGATATAAATGTTCCACGGTGTGACACATAATGAGAAGTCTTTGTCCTTGCACAGATGTGCAACTAACGGAGAGAAGTATCAACACCAACCCCTACATTCCTCGCAATCCTTGGAAATGATTTGTTTGTGTATAACTCATGCATGAGCATTTCCTTCTGCTCTTTCGTGATATAGTTCATTTTTCCCTTTCTTTGTTTATGATCGTGCGAAGATCATATATTGCTTTATATAGTTCTTTCTTCGTTGCTTTCAATTGATAGTTGCCATCCCGGTCTATCCAAACGATAAGATGATAGTTCAGCAGTTCGGCGACATAGTCAACGATTTCTTTGTCTGTCATAAATACTTCTCCGTTTCTCGCTTCATCATCACCCATATGCCATTGGTAGAATAGCCGTGCTTCATCCCTACGGATTTGAACGTTTTCCCTTCGACATATTTGTCGTATAGCATTCCCCACAGATCTTCCGGGAATCTGTTTTGATAGCTCTCTACGAATCTGATGGCATCTTGGTAGAATTGAATATCTTTCTGTTTATCGTTGTATCTTTCTATCTGTTCGAGTTTATGCCCTTCGGCTGCGGATGGATTGAAGCTTCCCGGAAGGCGGTCGAACGACACGCCTTTCACCCCGGTCATATCATAGAAGAGTATCTTCAGTTCTTCTTTTGCTTCTGCGAGTTTCTTCTTGTTCTTCGTATAGTTCTTCAGCATGGAAGTAAAGTTTTCATAATCCATCACACCACCTCGACAACGTAGTAATAGGGATTGATCCCCTTGATATCTCTGTCGCACTTTTCGAATACTCTACAGTTCAAACCTAATTCATCATAGAGATCAGGAAGGAACGGTACGGGATCGAAATCGCATACAGTCTTTTTTTCTCTTCTGTCATAGAGCATCAGTTTAAGATAATCGAATCCGGTCGGATCCTTGTCTTCTATCTTCACTTTCTTCTCTTTCTTGGGTTTGCCGTTCACCTTAACGAACTCATTGGTAGGCACAAGTCTGTATTTCTGTTTGATCAGGCAATCCTTATGTTTGACTTTTGCTCCATAGGTGTAGACGGTCTTTTCTGCAATGCCCAATCTTTCGCTCACTTGTTTTGCGGTTCCGCAGAAGACTTTTATGTCCTCTTCGTAGACCTCAAACATCCTTTTTCTTATCTGCCAGTATTCCATCTCTTATTTCCTCTGCCGTGACTTTTATAACGTAAGCCACTACAAGACAAGCACAGATCACGGTCAATAAGATCAGTGAACACATTGCGATCTTGAATAAGAATCTCAATGGTTCTATAAACAATAACTCCAGTATGTTACTCATTCCATTTCCTTTCGTATTCATCCACATCCCAATCGCTTGGGGATTTGCACAGTTCATAGACAAGGTTCTTGATTTTGCACGTTCCATGTTTCGCCCGGAACGGACATGAATCGCAGCCGTACTTCAGTTCGGAACACATATGCTTTACCTTCCGCATCCAATTGAACAATGTCTTAATCAGTTTCATGGTTCAACCATTCCCTTCTTAACTCCCTTAAACTAGCGAGTTTTCCGGACAGATACAGACATTTTTTCCTATCGTCATTCTCATACAGTTCGTATTCAAGTTCGTTTTCCAAAACCTCTATTTTGTGGTCTAAAAACGAAATGGGGATCTTTATCTCTTCAATCATTGAACATCCCTTCCAGTGCGGTCATAGGATCCCCCATCATTTGATCAAAAGCATTCTTGCTTTCGACTTGCTGGATCATCTTTAGAATGTCTTGATGGAAAAGTTCATACTCTCCACCGTTGACAAGACCAAGCCTTTTCTGTGATTCGTTCAGTTCATATAAGTCACGGATCGTTCTGACTTCCATGTAATCTTTATCTTCCCAATATCTTTCAATTGGTTTCTGCTTCTTTTTAAACATCTCTTACCCCCATCAATATGAGCATCAGCAAGACACCGATTAAGACCCCTAGTATGAATCCTTCAATGCCGTTCATTCTGTTTCTCCCGTTATTTCATCAATGCAAGCATTCCAACCCTCGTTTTGGTGAATTGTTTTGTTTGTCCACATAATTTGTGAGTAGCCGAAGCCTTGTATTTTGCTTGTGTTCTTTTTCTGTGGAAATGGTTTAAGATAATATCTTCCCTCAAATCTGTCATCAGCATCTTTGCGATAAACATCGGCATAGTAATCACCATGTTCTTCAACATCAACTACTAATACGGCTTTCATTTCTGTATCTCCTTTAGACAATCATTCCAACCAATGGCATATTGGTCTTCGATGTCATCACCAAATTCGTTTGGCAAAGGTTTAAGAGGACACCATTTCGGTTTTTTCTTGCCGACAGAAATCTCGTTTTTTGCAACACAGAACCTTCTGTATTGACCACCACTACTTTCAAGATGTAGACGACATTCATCACAAACTGATGGCATATCAATCACTAATACTGCTTTCATTTAGTATCTCCTTCAAACAAGAATCCCAACCATCTGCGAAACCAACATCATAGTCATCGTTTGGATAACCGATGTCTTTTGGTTCGGGCAAAGGTTTCAATGGGCAATCGCCTTTTCCTTTAAGGTCATAATATGGTGCATCTGTTACCCAATAGTTGAGCATTGTGTATTCACCAAGGATTCCGCAGTTTTTGTAGAAGTCTTGAAATGGACAACTGTCGCAATCTTTTGGCATCTCATCAATTTCTTTAACAATCACTACTTTCATTTGTTATCTCCTTCAAGCAATCGTTCCATCCGTTTGCATATACAATGTTGGGATGAAAGTCTGTGTTCTTTTTCTGTGGTAAAGATTTTAAAGGACACCAATCTGCTTTTGTGCCAATATCTTCGATTTCAGCATTGTAGCCTACGCATATAAAAGTTTGTTTCCCATATATTTCATCTTCTCTACTTAACGGGCAATCATAACAATCCTTCGGTGTATCAACGATTAGAATCGACTTCATGTTCTTTCTCCTCGCAACAGAGGTTCACAACCTCTCTAATCTGCTCATACTCTTCGATCTGCTTCTTGATATTGGTTGGACTCTTGATGCCCATGTGATGACACCATAAGGCAAGAAGATCTCTTTGATTCGTTGTCATTTCTTCCCTACCCCCATTAGTGATTTATCTATCGTGTTCGAAAGTTCGACACATTTATTTATGTTGTTCAAGAGATCTATGTTGTCTCTGATTTCTTGGTTGAAGATCCAGTTCTTTAATTGGAAGAGATTACCGCAGAATGCGACCGGATCGTACTTTACGGATCCTGGATTCTTTCCTTCTTGGGAGATCTTCTTTTCTAGGACGATGAACTGGAACCTATCTGCTTCTATGTAGAAACTATCTGTGATCTTAATCATCCCATTCCCTTTCGTATGGATCGGTGTTTTCCACCATCACATCAATGTCTTCTACAGTTAGATATCCGCCTTTGATGGATGCTTCGATTGATTCACTCAATTTTTCACGAAGGCGGTCTTCATCATCTGCTTGTATGTTTTCGAATTTCACCGTTACATATCCGGTGAATGTCTTCACTATCTGTCTCATGCATCACCTCAATAGAACTCAAGGTCACTGTCTTCAAGACCGATGCTATTGCCTAAACCGGAACGGTCACCACCGAACATGTTTGGTGCATATCCGTTCTGTTCGTTCTGTCTGTTGAGATCTCCTTTTTTGTGATCCAATACTTCAACTCGTTCTACATTGACATACAAACGTTCCTGATCGTTGTACTTTTCAAGCTTCAAGGATCCGCTTATGGCGAGGTTCGAACCTTTGGACGAATAATCATTCATGATGTCTGCGGTCTTATCCCACGCCTTGCATCTTACGAATGTGGTTATTTTGTTTCCGTTTCTGTCCTTTCCTTCATCTATGGCAACTTGGAAACCCATATAATGCTTCCCGGACTGTGCTACTTTCAGTTCCGGGATATGTGTTAATCTTCCGGTAATGTTAACTGTGTTCATGCTTCTCCTTTCATAAGTTCAAGAAGTTCATCCTCTTGCTCCTTGCTCATCTCTTTGTTGAGAGAAGGATCGTAAGATATATATTCTTCTCTTCTTTCTTTCTTTTCTTTCTTATAGTGTTGTGATTTGTTTGTGATTTGTTTGTGATGTGGCTTGTGATTTGGTGTGTTATCCTCATCATCCAAACATTGAAATAATGCCCATTTATTCACGA